CAGAGCAGTTCATTCCGATGTACGACCCCCTCCAGCCTGCCCGCCCCACTGTCGAAGTACCAAGACCCCCTCGCGACTTTGTTGCTGATAGAGAGGGCAATGTCGGCAGAACGGATGCTCAGGTTGCAATGGGGCGCAGGGTACCTGAGACGCCTATTCTGCTAGAGCAGGACGTAGAGGATCGCCCCAGTACGCAGGTACTTCGGAAGGCTAATGGTCAGCCGTACCCGACTAGACAATCTGCTGCCGCCGCATTGGTGCGCGTGAAGCGTGAGAACCTTGATTATAACTGGGACGTCATTGCTGACGGAGAAGGATTTGCGTTGCAGGGCAGGCTACCGGAAGGATTGCCGCCGCAAGAGACCCCCATTCGGGAGGTTATGAGGCCGGGAGCGGGCGGCATTGTGCAAACAGAGGAGGAGGCTGCGCGCAGAGCAGAGCTGGAAGAGCAAGGTTTTCAGCCCCGTGAGTTCGATGACCCGACTCCAATACTAAGAACAGAAGAAGATGATGACGTCGCGCAGGATCCTGACGATTATCGGCCTACTGACAGGGATGGCGTACCTGCGCCCAGAGCGGCAGAAACCGTTGAGGCAGAAATACAGGCGAAGGAAAGAGAGGTTGCGAAGCTCAACCGCCGCAAGCGAACTGGCGGTCAGGCTACCAATACCGATCTGTTTAGCGCCATAGAGATGATGGGCGGCATCCAGATAGCTGATGCTAGATCGGAGGGGCTGGAGACACAGGGCGCGCCTCGCGGTGTATTTAAGCGCAATGGGCTGACGCTTGATGCTGTAAGAGAGCAGTTGGTAGAAGACGGATATCTTCCCCCTAGCGGCGAAACATACGATGCGCAAGTCGCTGGCGTGAATGAGACTATATCGCTGATAGATGACTCTCTCCGACAGTGGAATGAAAACGGTGACTTACCCTATGTGGAGATGGGCCAGCCCGGAGAGCAGGCTGCTACGAGGGATAGCCTCCGGAATGAGATCGAGCAGTTGCGTGGTGAGCTACAGGAGTCTCAAACCTACGGCACAGACCCCGGTTTACCGCCAGACATACCAATCCAACCACCTACTGAGACGGAGCCACAAGGCTCCGTTTCTCGTTTAGGGGAGGGCGCTTTTGGCGGCTTTACTGTTCCAGAGGAAGAGCTAGCTCCTCGTGCAGAGACAGCGCCACAGCAAGACCCAGAGCCAGAGCCTTCTGCTCCAGTAGAACCAGAGCCTCCTGCTCCAGTAGAGGCAGTGGAAGAAACTCCTCCTGCAGCACCAGAGGCAACCGTTAGCGATAGCGGCAGGATTGAAGACTTCGGCGAGAGAATTGAAGGCGCTCGCAAAGATCTTGGAATCACGTTTACCCAGGCGATATCCGACGCTGAGCTAGATGTCGAGGCAGTTCCTCTAAGTAAGTCAGTGCCACAGCCCGACTACGCGAAGCTAGCTGAAGAAGGTGTGGACAGAGAAGTATTAGCCGCCGTTGCAATCATCAGAGCCCAGCTCAAGCCAGCCAAGCCAAAGAGAGCATACAAGTTACGCGCTTGGGTTAAGGATGTTAATCAGGCGAGAGAGCTGATCCGACAGGTTACAGAAGGTGAGTTATCGCCGGCAGAGGCGATTGGAGCGATGGACTTCCAAGGCTCGTTTAGAGCTGACGAGACAGGGGCTAAGCGGGTACTCCAGCAGGTTGCTAATGCAGATCCGGCGAAAATGGCGAAAGCGGGCAAGTTCCGGATCAATGTTTTTTATGGGTCAGTTACGAAGCCAGACGGAACAAATCTTACATCTACCGACAAGCCGCTCTATTACATTGGAGAAGCGGGGAGTACCACTCTCCGCCCATTAGATGTATTTGCCACCCTAGAAGAAACGCAGACTGCTCTTGAGTCACTGATTAATGAGGGGCAAGAAACCAAGAAAACCAAGCAAAGCAACATCAACATCTATCAAAACCGAAGAACCAAGGAGATATACCTTGGATGGAAAGGCTCGACTGGTGTAATCGAGATCATGGGGTTTGCCACTGGGAAAGAAGCAAGGGAATACCTCAACAACAACCGCGAAGATGTGGAAAGGCGTCTCGCTGAGCTGAAGGAAGGCCCAAAGATGCGCCGGGATACGAACCGTCCTCGGCAAGGGAAAGAGCGCAGGGCAATGGTGGAGGATGTCACGCCAGAGCTCTTTGCTGAAACCTTTGGCTTTAGGGGTGTGCAGTTCGGCAACTACGTTGAAGGTGGGCGACGGCAGAAGGATCTCAACCAGGCGTTCGATGCGCTAATGGATCTGGCTGATGTCCTCAAAATTCCCCCTCAAGCATTGTCACTTAACGGCTCTCTCGGTCTAGCTTTTGGCGCTAGGGGTAAAGGCGGGAAAAGAGCGGCGGCAGCGCACTACGAACCGGGTCAGGTTGTCATCAATCTCACCAAGGGGCAGGGCGCAGGATCTTTAGCTCACGAGTGGTGGCATGCAGTAGACAACTACTTCAGCCGGCAACGAAACCGGGACGAAGAATTTGTCACCGATACCTACGCCAGTCCTTTGCGTGACGGCGACCAGATTCGCTCGGAAATGCTTGATGCGTTCCGTGGTGTCATGGCCGCTATTGGACAAACCAATCTTAAAAAGCGCGGGTTGAAAGCGGATAAGGGACGCAGTAAGAAGTACTGGTCTACTCCCGTGGAAATGTCTGCGCGATCCTTTGAAAAGTTCGTCATTGATATGCTCGATCTCAAGGGCGTGACAAATGATTATCTGGCAAACATCTCTACCGAAGAGGAGATCGGCCCAGAAGCCTACCCTTACCCAAATCGGCTGGAGGCAGATACAACTAATCCAGCATTCACCGCGTTCTTTGACGAGCTGAAATTCAGAGACACCGATCAGGGCGTTGAGATGTACTCAAGGCTACCTGACCGTGATGGCGTTCAGCAGGTTGATAACCCAAGCAGACGAGAAGTGCTTGGGAAGATCGCCAAGGCCGCAGTAGTAGGGGCCGCTGGGGTACAGACGGGATCCTATTACCTTGATGTCCTTACTGACCCCGCAATGGTGCGTGGCAAGGCGAAGCCTATATCCGACTTTGTTGGCGAGACATTGCCAGAGGCTTCACTAGATGCGCTCCGCAACAACGACTTGGTGGGCGCACTAGAGGCGGCTACTGAAGGCGCACCGGCTGACGTACTGGAGCTGGTCGAGACCATAAAGCGCCTGCTCCCAGACTCAGATACATACAACGCCGGGGTAGAAGGGGGTCAATGGAATGCTCTCGGCGTATTGAGGATGGGACTGCCCGGTGTGAAACCTCGGCTGATCATGTTTCCAGAATCCAGCGATACAGGAAGCGAAATCAGCACCCTTCTGCATGAGTCGTTGCACTTAGTAATTGCTGGCCGGTATCGGTCTTTGTCTGAGTCGGGTAGCCGCAACTTCGAGATGCTAGGAATGGATCAACCTGCGGCGAGAGAAGCACTCGACCAGTGGATTGATTTATGGAGAGAGTTCCAGCAAACGATTAACCCAAATAGGTTCGTGGGACAAAAGGAGCGCGATCTTGTTGAAGCCGCTCCGTTTGCTGAGCAGATTGCCTATCAAGATCCGGACGAATTTTTCACCAGGGCTTTGACGGATCCGGAGTTTCAGGGCCGGCTCCATGCCATTGATTACCAAGGCAAGACACTGTGGGAGCGATTCAAGGATTGGGTTAAGACATTCCTATTCAAGCCTAATACTGGTGTGCAGCCCACATTCCTAGACGCGGTGATGACAGCCTCGCACGATATTTTTGAGTCGGCAGACTTTGACCGTCCTGACATGGCGTTTAACGATGCTGTCAATGAGCGGTATGTCGCGAGTAGGCGACAGCGGCAAGCCGCACAAGAGAGCCAGCTTGAGAGCAGACTGCCACCACGAGAGCCAAATAACTTTACGGAGGAGAACAAACGCATTCGGGATAAAGAGCAATCGTTATTCCAGAGGGTAATCCAGCAGGCCAAGCGCCAACTGGCCCCCGGTGGCTTGCTTCCCAAGCAGGTATTCGACGCCAAGATTGATCGAGACAACCTGCTCGCTACTGTTGAGTTCGACACCGTTTATTACGTCAACAAACTTGAGAAGGCCGTCAAGGAAACGATGGGCGTTTCGTTCGATCAGCTTCCAGATAATGAGAAGGCTAGGATCAATGACTCTGTAACAGGCAACTTGGACAGCTCTTTGCCGGAGCAAGTCAAGGAGGCCGTTGTGGGTATGCGAGAGAGCATTGACGGGCTTTCTACGCAGTACATAACCATCCTCGACAGACAGCTCACTGACCTCACCAGCGGCTTTACAGAGCCTCAGATACAGCTTCTCAACGCCTACTTGGAAGCCAAGGAAATAGACACCACAACGCGAGAGGGCAAGCTAGAAGCGCAGGAAATACTTGACCGGGCGAAAGGTCAATTCAAGGAAACCACTGAAGCAGCCGGCATGAGTAGCGATCTCAGACAGCCACTGGAAGATATCCAGAAAGCGGTGTCTCAGATCGGCCTGCTCAATGTCATACGGAACAATGTCGGCAAGTACGTCAATAGATCATACAAGGCGTTTGATGACCCAGACTGGAATAAGAAGGTTCCTGACAGGGTGCTTGCTGATGCACGGATTTACCTGCGGGAAAGCCTGGTTGCCGCTGGGGTTCCCAGAGAGAACATCAACACCCGTGTTGAAGTAATCATCAATGACATCCTCAAGGAAGGAACGGCATATGACTCGATGGAAGCATTCATCAAGGAGTCAACCTTGGGTGCCAAGGATCTTTCTGTCCTGCAAAAAAGAAAGGATGTAGCCCCGGAGATCCGTGCCTTACTGGGCGAATACACTGACACTCGGATTAACTACGCCAAGACCACCGCAAAGATGGCGAGGCTCATCTTCAATACCCGATTCTTGGATCGTGTTTTAGATATTGGAGTGGGTGAGTTCCTGTTCACTGAAAGCAACCGTCCACCTAACACCACCCGGATAGCGGCAGAGGGGAGCAAAACTCTTGAGCCGTTGAATGGACTTTATGCCCCGCGAGATATCGCCCAGGCGTTTAAAGACTTCGGGGGAATGGAGGATTGGATCAAGTTCCCAGAGGCAATCATTCGCCTAAACGGTTTGGTCAAGTACGGCAAGACGGTAGCCGCGCCCACCACGCAGTTCCGAAACTTCTGGAGCGCATCCCAGTTCGCTCTAGCTAACGGCCATTTTGATGTCAGTCAGACAATGAAATCACTGAGGCTGGCTAGAGAGTATTTCACTAGAGACGGTGACAAGGGAAAGCTGGCGTATCTCAGAAAGCTGAAAAAGCTAGGCGTTGTGTATGACACGCCTTTTGCTGGCGAGATGATGAAATTGCTCGAAGAAAGCAAGATCCTCGATATGGAATCTAAAGAGGGCTTCCCCGGCTCTGGCACTCTCCGTCAGTTTACGCAGTTAGCCCAGAGAATGTATCAGTACGGTGATGACTTCTGGAAGATCGTTGGATACGAGAACGAGAAGAATAGCCTCATGGGTACAGGAATGGCTGAAGCTGAGGCAGAGGTTGAGGCGGCTAGGCGCATAAGGATGACCTATCCGACCTATTCCTTAGTCGGCAACTTCGTCAATCAGCTGCGCCGATTCCCGTTAGCGGGTACGTTTGTTTCCTTCCCGGCAGAGATTATTCGTACCCAGTACAACCAGATAAAGATTGCGGCTGATGACATGAGGACGCCGGGGCGTAGGCGGTTAGGCGCTCGTCGGTTGGCTGGTATGTCAATAGCCGCATCAATTCCTTATGGGTTGCAAGCTCTCACCAAAGAAATCTTCAAGGTTTCGGACGAAGAGGAAGAGGCCATCCGAATTATGGCTCCCTACTGGACGGAGAACTCCAACCTATTCTTCATGGGCAGGGATGAGAAAGGGCGATTGGAGTACATGGATCTCTCATTCCTAGATCCCTACAACTACTTTAAGCGGGCTATCAATGCGGCCATGCGCGATCAGCCGTGGGAAGAGTCGTTCATATCAGGCGCGAAAGATATGCTCCGCCCATTCTTTGGCTCAGACATTTTGGCGACCTCGCTGTTTGAAATAGCCAAGAATGAAAAGGCCACTGGCGGGAAGGTTTACAAAGAGACTGACTCGCTGACGCGCCAAGCCGCAGATATGGCGGGACACGTTAGTAAGGCCGTACAGCCTGGGATAGTAGGTAATGCGCAACGCATCTACAAAGCGGCGGTTGCCCCGGAGACTGCATACGGCAAGGTCTACACGCTGGAAGATGAGGCGGCAGCGTTCTTTGGCTTTAGGTCTACAACCTTCGATCCGAAGATTGCGCTCAGCTTCCGTACCTCTGAGATAAGAGAGCGTCGAAACGAAGCGTCTAGCCAGCTCACTGCTGTACTCAGGGATCCCAATCTGCATGGCGTAGATGGGGTTCAAGAGGCGGTGGAAAGATCACTGGCAATGCGAGAGCGCACGTTCACTGAGGCCATCAGGTTGATCGAGGCGGCTAAATCGTCTGGACTGTCAGACGAGGATATATTCCTAGAGCTGAAGGGCGCTGGATTCGGTCAGCTAGAGCGCACTTACCTGCTTCGCGGTGAAGTCCCGCCAATGGTTGTTTCTTCAATCACCATACGGAATAACGTAGTGCGAGCGGCTAGGATACTTGGCCCTGAAAAAGCAGAGCAGTTACGAGAGCGCTACGGCATCGCAATCGACCTGCTTCAACAGCAGGACTTCTAACTCCAATGGCAGATCCGCTGACACTGCTGGCTATGGCCGGCACGGTGGTCAAAGGTATTGAGGGCCTGGTTGCTCGTGGTGCGGAGATCGAGAAGGTCGCGACCAAGATGGGCCAGTGGTTCACGCTTGCCGCTGACATTTCTCAGGCGGAAAAAGAAGCAGAGAAACCGCCGTTATTTAAGCAGCTGTTCAACGCTCAATCGGTAGAAGCGGAAGCTCTCAACGCGGTGATAGCAAAACAACGTCTGAAGGAGCATGAGGCATCCATCAGATCCATGATCTGCATGGCGTATGGAACGGAAACCTACCGCGAAATGATGCAAATGCGGAAGCAGATCAGGGAAACGCGGGAGAAAACCCTGTACCGCCAGCGCAAGCGCAGGCAGCAGTTCTTCGATGGCATTGCGGTAGTCGTAGGTCTTTGCATCACGGTCGGGGTTATCTACGCAGTCGTATCTGTTGTCCAGGCGTATGGATAACCAAGACAAAGCGGCTTGGTGCGAGGCCGGTGCTAGGGCTGAGGGAGACTTCGTAGCCAATAATCAAATTGACGGGTGGGGTATTTCTTGGAACCCGGACAAGCGCAAAGACAAGTATGCGCATGACTTGTTAGGTGTTATCCCAATTGATCTCAAGACTATGAAAACCCCCTTTCGCAAAGCGGAATCTCTATACGGTATCCCGGCTGATCGAGCGATTACGATCAACGAAAAAGACTTCATCCGCTATGCAGAGAATTACCCGAACATCTTAATCCTGTGCGATGTCCAGTACATCGGTAAGCAATACATCCTCACCTTGGATAGAGCGCGTCGGCTACTCATAAGCGGCAAAGCTCGTCGGCATGAGTACAAGGACAGGGTTGATGACGAAGATGGTAATGCCAAGTGCAGCTACGTTTTTGATGTGAACGACCTAGACAAACTTACTGGGTCGTAGAGAAGGAGATATTGATGGATCCTATGAAAGACTTTGGAAAGCTACTCAAAGCCAAGATGATGAACCTGACTGAGCGCGAGGCTGGAATGTTTTTGGCCGGTGCTATCGCGCTGAATGTGCTGCTGATTGGATTGCTCCTGTTGGCCTAATGGAAGAATGCTCTGCAAATCAGGTTGAATCTGCCATCGATGGTGTATGGGCAATTCTGTTTCTGCACCCCTGGGAGCTGATCTACATCGGCTTGCCTATGTCTGTGCTGGCGTTTTACGGGCTAAGCATCTACGCCATTTTCAAGTACATCCAGAACAAGTACCAATAATGCGCCACTGCTACATATGCAATAAAGCCGGCGTTCAGATTACGGATGCTTTATGTGTTGACTGTCGGCAGGAGCGAGCATGGAAGTTATTGTCCTCGCGCTCGTCCTCGACTCCTACGCCTACACATGGCTACCAAATTCGAGAACCAGACTCGGACACTTTCGAGTTTGCGTGTACAAAGAACTTAGACCTGCCAAAGATCCAGGCAAACGTTACACCTACTACCTCCACCCCTACATGAACACCTACTGCGACCCGTATGTGATCTACCCAGCACCTGCTGTATCTACCCCTCTGCAAAACTTGCCAAACCCACCAAACTAATAAGACGGCAGTATTGTTAAGTAGTTTAGTAAGTAAAAAATAGCTTAGATATTGAGTTTGGCAGGTTTGGACAGTTTGGCACCCCCGTATGGTAGGTGCTACTGGCAATCTTTTTGGTTGTCTAATAGCTAAGCGGCCAAAATTCTGCCCGCCTTTTTTGCCCGCCTTTTTATGCCTCGCTATGCGCCGCTATGCTCATGATCGGGCTGTATCCCCTTGCTTATAAGCACTACGAAGCACTACGAAACATTGGTGTACAAGTTCGAGTCCCGTCCGCTCCGCCATTTTTCCCATTAAGTATCAGTAACTTACGATTGGCTGCCACGTTTTGCCCGCCTTTTGCCCGCCTTTCACACCAATTTTGCCCCGTTTTTACCTGTCATCTGCCGGCAGACCGCAGGTGCGGAAACCCCGCTTAAAGTGGGTATGGGTGGTGCGATTATTTGAAGTCTGGTTTAACTACCCCACACCCCCTCGAAACCCGCATAAACACTGGGCTTGAGTATGGGTGGTGCGATTGGGGCAAAAAGCACTGGACTACCCCAGACTATAGGGGGTAACCGCAGGAGTGCTGCAGGAAAAACCGCAGTAGTAGCCGGAAACCAAGCAACCACGGGGGCTGCAGCGCAGTAAAACCGCAGGAGTAACCGCAGGAGTGTTATATGTTGTTTAAGAGATTGACTTGATCCCGGTCTTTAACTCCTGAGATCCAGTCGGCGTAGGTGTTCAGAAACATCTCTGTGGTGTGACCAAGCTGTTTGGCTGCAAATGCAGGCTCGACTCCGGCCATAAGCATCTCTGATGCTCTGGTGTGCCGGCAGGTATACGCCCGTCGATACGTCATGCGGCATTGCTTGAGTGCTTTCTTCCAGGCCTCGTTGAAGTTGTCGGCATCGAGGCAGGGCTTGTCGAGCTGGTTGCGGAACACATATCCCCCGGCGAACCTTCTGGGGTGGTTGTGCAGGATCTTATGTAGCCGTTGCGATACATAGACTGACCGCACCTTTGACGTCTTGAGATCTGTGATGCGCCTACGCACCATCGCTCTTGTGAGAGTAATCGTATCCTTGGTGATGTCCTCCCATTGCAATCCAAGTATCTCGCCAGTTCTCATCCCTGTTTCAAACGCTATGGTGTAGAAGAACAGCGCGTCACCTTCCAGCTTGGAAAGCAGACTCTCCTTCTCCGTTGGCGTGAACCGGATGATCGGTGGCTTCTGGTGCTTCTTCAGCCTCACTGCGTTGACTGGGTTCCCGGCGATCAGCTCTTCCTCTATTGCCAAATCGAAAACGCCGCGCAACGGAATCAAAGCATTGCGCTTGGTTTTCTGGCTGACGTCGTGGCTAGATAAGATTTCTCTGATATGGGATGGACGTACTGTGTAGACAGGTTTTAATGCCAGCACATCCATCCAATACTGATTGAGTATTTGCTTGTATGTCTGCCGGGTAGACGGCTTGAGGTCTGATTGGTCTAGGTAGGATTGGGCAATGTTGCCGAAGGGTACCGCTGAATCGTACCGCTGTTCACCGTGAGATAGCTTTTCTATCCAGCTCTCGCGAGCGGCAATGGCCTTTTTTAAACCAGCTTCAGAGTTTGCGAATCGGAAACTCTTGTAGTGCCTCTGGCCGTGGATTGTGACCTGTGTCTCCCACGCCCCTCGTCGCCACCGGATGCCCTTAGCCATCGATCAAGCTCCTCTGGGTCAACGGTTGTAGTTCTCCCATATACAAAGTAGTCCTTTCCTTTCTTCAGCTTCGGCAGCCATCCTCGGAAAGTAGACTTTGGTATCCCGGTAATATCACACCACTTCTCTAGCCTAATCAAGTTAGCCATTCTGTTTCACTTTCCTTTCTCTTCCCGTCGCCTTGTCCCAAGCCCTGCAAAAACTGCAATACCACCCCATCCTCTCGCCATCCGGCCTCGTGACGTAGCTGATAACCTGCACTGCAACCTTGCCGCATTCCAAGCAAGGCTTGGTTTGGAGGTCATTCTCCATCCGGCTGGGAAGAGGGTAGCTTCGGGAAGTCGTACTGAAATGTTTGTAGTACGACTGCGATTTTGTTGAGGTCGCTCATTTCCACCTGCACCGCTTGCGGCGGCTTTGCATCAACGGCGCTGTGTACATAGTGATGCTCGGCGTGGAGCCTGATCCAGTTTAGGATGTCTTGTATGTTCTTAATCTCCATAAGCCCATAGACCCCTCTTGTCCAGATAGCGGCGTAAATGCCACACGGCTTTGGCGATATCCTCGTCGCAGTTCCCCTTAAAGGGACAGCGAAGCAGGTACTTCAGAGCATTCGCAATGTCATGCGCGTCTACCCCTTCGAAGTCCTCGCACACATACTCCTGTATGTCGCGAACCTCGATCCCGCCTGGAAGCATATAGTGGTCTGGCTTGTTCACTGGGTCATGGTCGGTCAGACCCATTTGCCTGCGGACGGACTCTGCCGCGCGCTCTTGTAACTTCTTATCTCTGTCTAGGCGTTTCGCAATTCCTATATCGTGCATCGATCAATCCTCGTATTTGGTTGCAACGATTTCATTCCATCGGGACGTTGCCAACCGACGCAAGAGGGCTACGACCCTTGGAATTAGAATGGGATGTCATCCTCTGGGAAGTCCAGAGACTGCGGTTCTGCTTGAGCCGGAGCTGGCGCGGGAGCTGGCTCGCGAGCTGGGGTTGATCCCTGCGAGTCTGACTTGGAATCTAAGAACTGAAACTCAGATACCTTGACGTTGACAAAGTAACCGCCGCCTTCTCGCTCACGCTTCTCAATCGATCCCTCAACATAAATCAAGGATCCCTTGCGAGCGTATTGGGCTACGATTTCTGCCGCCTTGTTCCAGAACTGAAGGTCATGCCATACGGTTTTCTCTTGCCTCTCACCGGACTTGTCCTTCCAAGTGTCAGACGTAGCCAGCCCCACGTTTACAACGCGATACTGCCCCACCTCTTTGATTTCTGGATCAGCTCCCAAACGCCCGACCAAAAATACTTTATTGACGCTTCCGCTCATTTCTAGCTCCTTTGCTTAACAACGATGGAGTCACTACCCCGGCGTGTGTATTCGTCTAAATCAATGTGTGGCGCTTCATCTGCAATGGCGCGCCTCCAATCAGGCGTGGCTCTGCCGGCCTCAAAGCTGACGCCCCAGTTCTGGCCGTTTACAGCTCTGCCTTTTGCGTTACTTGCTTGCCAGTCCTTAGCCTTTGCTTTCGCTTCGTCCAAGGCAGCCTCCGAAGCAGACTTCGCAAGGTGCGCTCTGCTCAGTTCGTCCTCTATGGCAAGCCATTCCTGCATACCCCCGGCATCCAGAGGCTCCTCCCATGAACGCTCCATCTCGATGAACTCAGACCACGCCCGTATAAGCGCCTCCCTGCGCGCTGGGCTGGACTCATACCAGCACATAGCCATGTTGTCGTAGGTTCCGTCAGACACGCAGAACAGCGCTCTGCTGGCGCTAGAAACTAAGAGCTGATGCTCTAGTTGCCAATAATGGTCTGGGTTATCGACGCGCCCAGCTTGGACTTGCGCGAAATACTCTGCGCCCTTCTTGCCCTTCATTAGCTTGTGTTCCCAGATCATCGTCTCGTCATTGATGCCGCGACAAAGACCGTCGAAGGAGGCCGCAAGCCTGCTTGCAACCTCGGCTCCGTTGCTGACCAACTCTGTCCAAGCGTTATTCGGACTAGCCATGCCGCACACTGGCGCAAGAAACGTCTCGCCGTTGTGCCAAGGGGTGCTGAAATTAGCTTCCCCCGGATACTCGTGAACCAAATAAGCCTCTACTTTAGGGCGAGCCTCCGCCTCCGCTACATGGCCCTGTCTAAACAGCTCCTTGAGAATATCGTCTGGCTCGTCTCTCTTCCCGGTGACCTTCTCGCGGAGTAGAGCCTGACGCCCAGCTCCACCTTTGACGGCCTTAAA